TAAACTTATCAGATTGATAGTTTTGTGGCATTGAAGGTAAGCCTAAACTTATTGAACTTGAATCACCATATGCGCATGTTGCCATTAACATAAAAATAATAAAATATCTCACATTTTTGCCTCACTTTATTTTCGAACATATTTTAGAGGATACTCCTGTAGTTCGAACATTGTCCTTTTCTAATTTAGATAAGGTGCAAATATAGGTAGCATCATCTAAATCACTATTGCGGATATAAACCTCAAAGGTCTTTTTTCCTAAATACTCTAACTTTATAATCTTTTCTTCTGAAGCAAACGCAATTGGCTTCCATTCACTCGTAAACACACCAATCTCATAATATCTAACATCATCTCTTCTATTAAATAATTTCATACTTGTTACTGACACGCCTGATATATAAGACGGTTTCATAGTAGGATAAGCTGGAACCATCTCATGAGCATTTGCTGCACCAGACAGCCCCAACAATATCCCTATCACATACTTCATATTACTTTGCGATACATTCGGCTTCTACGATAGCAGTATAGTTACCGCCTGGAAGAGCCTGATTATATCCGTATTCGGCAGAGGATTCAATAGTGAACCATGTGCTACCGGCAATTGTCATATCGTATTCGGTTGTGCTATCGTATACGACTTTATTTGTTTCATATGCTGACATTAATGGATCTGTAACTTTATCTACCGCAACAGTACCAGTCCAGTTAACAACATCATTCAAAGTAGGTGATGATGAGAATGATGTCGGGTACGAGATTTTTGCGATATAGCTATCAGCTAATGAAACATCGTAGCGAATACGAGGAACAACGCCGCCATCTGCAGATGCAGTGCTTAGTTTGTCGGCGGTAGGGTTACCATATACGCCCTGAGTTTCAGTATGAACAGAACATTTAGACTGAACTGTGCCCGTAATATTAACATTTGCAAAGCTTGCAGATGCTAATAGCGAGAACGCTACTGTAAGTGTTTTTGTATTGAACATTTTAGTTCTCCGATTGTTTATCTTATTAATCATATTGTAAACGAACCATATCCCTATGCAATTGTTGACTTGCCAAATTGCTCAATGCTTTTCTGTTGTCGGGAATATCTTTATCTTCAAATGATAAAGAATCTTCGTATTTTCCTCCTTGAATAGTGACGCTATAATAAGGAGTAAATTGAATACTATTAGTTAATTGTGCCATAGCAGCTTGTTGCTGAGCTGCATCGCCGATCGATTCTGCAGCGCCTGTAATAGCTAACACCTCTTCCAACGATCTTTCTTCAGTTTCTTCTTCTTCGGTAATCACTTCTTCTTGAATTTCAGTTTCTTCAAGGTCGGTTTCTGCATTTTCTTCTAAATATCTTTGTACGAATTCATCATAATATGGATCATCATAATCAATAGTGCCTAAAAGCCCATTATCTAACAAATATTGATACATAGAATCAAAATATCCATCACAGCTTGGATCTAATAAAGGATTGTAACAAGTATCAAACTGATATGTGTATGATATATTGGCATCACTAATTGTGCCATCACCATTCACAAATATTTCCCCAGGCCCCCATCTATTACCTGGAATGTTAGTAATCATCGGATCAAATCCAACTTTAGTATTTCCGGGTAACTGATCCCAGCTATCGTTTCTCTCGTATACATAACCACCATTTATTGCGTCTTCATTACGAATAACAACAGTGGCATCAGTAGATGGATCTTTCGTTATAGTATAACGATGAAATACACCACTAACCTCTATACCAGCCTCGGGCGGTAATATATCAGCCATATTCCAACTGTAACCATTGCTAGTAGCGTTATTGGTTTGTCCGGTTATGACTTCAGAGTAGCAATAAGAGTAAGAGGCCACCAACACCAGCGGCACCTTTAAGAGTGCTTTTATCATCTTCATCCATATCTTTCAGAATAGTGCTTCGTTTTACATTTGATGGTTGTTTACCCTCATCTAGTTTCCAAGCTTCCTTAGCAGCATCGCCAATCATTCCATCATATGGGCAAGGTGTGCCAGCATCCATCATAGCATCAAAGATTCTAGAATCTTGACACATAACAGACACGGCAGCAACTTTCATGCCCATGTCATATAAAGTTTTTGCATTTTTGAGTCGTTCACAATTCATATCACGAACTGTTTTACCAGCAGAGATACCAAGAATTTGTGTTTGAACCGCGCCTGAAACACCGATCGTACATGTGTCACTATTCGATGTATTGATCGAAGGTGAAATTGCTGATGGTGGTGCAGTTTTGACAGTTGTAGTTGAATTCGAATTCGAAGTAACAGTACTATCAGTTGTGGATTCAGTAACAATTGGTTCAGCAACTGCTAAAGAGTAAGCAAGAATCAATGGCACTGCAATTAGTAATTTTTTAAACATAGCATAGTCCTATAATATAATAACATTCATATTTATGTAAAAAAAGAGCGCCACAAGGACGCTCTTTTAATTCGGATGGCGTATAGCCTATCCCTGTGCCAAAGGCAGTTATTAGAAGTTAAAGCCAACACCAACTGTTGCTGTGTCGTATTTAAAGTCTTTGTCAGCTGATACTGTACCATATACAGAAACATTAGCAGTTACGCCGTATGTTGCTTTTGCAGATACACCAGTAAAGTTTACTGTTGCGCCGTCTGTAAATGTAGCACCTGCGTGCATTTTTGGTTCAACTAGGAAACCGGCCATTGAAAGTGCTGGTCCAAATTCAAGTGCAGCTGTTTCTGTTTCAATATCATATTCAACGTCACCGGCATAGCCTAGATCAGCTGCAAATGCAGAAGTTGTAAGAGCGAATGTTGCGGCTGTTGCCAAGAGAATATTTTTCATTTTTAGTCCTATAAAATTAAAGTTGTTGCGAGTCCGTTCTGTTTCTAGGTGGTGCTCATACCCACCAGCATTATGCCGCTAGGGCGTAACCTGTAGGTGCGAAATTTTCATTTGCATTTAGTTTAATTGACCAATAACGCAGTCATCCGGTAAACTCCACTTTCACTTTCACACCTGTCGATCCTAATTTCGACCCCATCAAAAAGATACGCTCAAGAGTTTTTCTAACTTCTAAAATTTGAAGTCTCAATTCTTCATCTCTTGTGTTATGATGAAGTTCTACCAACTCTTTAGTGTGTTTCAGTTCAAACTCTAAATATTCTTTTGAATATTGTTTCATTGTGTATCCTTATGGTGGAGTCGCTGGGTACCGCCCCCAGGTCCAGAATGTGTCCACGTTGCTTCAACGTTTACAGGTTATATATTAACATAAAGGATGGATTAAGTAAACCCCTATATTATAGTTTTAATACTGTGACTTTTAAATCACTTTTTACGAAGCTTTGCTTTGATATCCTCGAGTCCGGGTTTGACGTACGGTTTGGATTCCGGTACCGGTACAGCTTCAGTGGGTTTCTTATCCCATCCATGGCTGCTTCTAAGAGCGGAGATTCTTTTCCGTATATTATTGGTTTTTTCATAGATAGATTCTACCTCTTTTTGACGCTGTTCCATCTTATTCTTGTGGTCAGTCATCCGCCACCAATTAATAGCTTTTTTAAGGATACATTTCATATTCATGACCTAAGCCGTCAAAACGATAGGCTAGAGTGTAATACAAAGCATCAATGGCTTGATACAATTGTTCTAGAGTGCCATTATTATCAATAACATAATCAGTCATCCATGGTTCTAGACTCATAGACGACTTATCTTCAGGTGGAAGATGGTCTGAGCGATCTACCCAAATAGCACAATCAATCAAGCCAGCATTCTTGATACCATGGAATTCACGTTTATTACGAAGACCTGCATAGATGTCAGAAATCTCAAAGATCTCACGGCCAATGGTAGCAGGATCGTCTTTACAGCGTGCAGCAATAAGATCATACCATTCTGATCTATGGTTACCACGATCTTCAAAACATTCTTGTACAGTCTTATAACCATATAGTGGTGCCAATACAGGAAATACAGTATGCTCTGCATTATGCATACTTGAAGATGCAAACTGCAATCCGTATTTTGATTCAAAGTATTCTGCTACAGTATCTTTACCGTGTCGAGCATGTCCGACAATCAATAGTTTCATTATTAGTCTTTCTTATAAAAAATGTGAGCGCCAATTTTAGTTACTTCAGTATAAGCATTTGCCCACGAAGGATTTACGTAGTCAGCGTGGTAAAACACTGCACCGTGTACAAAGTCATCTTCTTCATTTTTATATACCCTTTCAGCAATATCTTTGGCAATTTCCCACTGCTCGGTTTCTTTTGGAGTATGGTCTTTAATCGTATGGGTCCAGCTAAATTGCTTACGCTGATATACTACTTTACATACATTATTTGGCCAGCTTTTATGCGCTACACGGTTCATCGTAACCTGTGCAACTGCGATTTGGCCAGCAATTGGTTCACCACGTGCTTCGTGGTAGATGTTAAGCGCGAGGCAGGTTTTATCCTTTACTGCCTTGGCCTTTGCTTCTTCTGATGTACAGCCTATAATAAAACCAACTACTATAGCTACTGTCATCATAAATGATAGTGCGTTAGTGATTTTCATTGTTCTGCCTCATTAATTATTACATTATTACAACTGTTATACCATATATGAAAAGGAGTGTAAACAACTATTTTCGCTTAATCTAGTTTTTTTATGCCAAGGGCCCAGTTCTCTGCAGCATCCTCGACATACCGCAAAGATTTGTTAGGGAAATCCTCTGTAAAAAACATTCTACCGTTATCATCAAAGTACTTGATATAGGTCATTTCTTCTTTTAAATCCATATGGACTTCACAATGACCTCGGCCAGGAGGATCAGCATAATACGTTGAGATTTTTCTATTCATCATGTACAAATTCCTCTACCATTGGGAAGATCTTAGCGATTGCCTTAGCAACTTCACGCGCAACTTCAATGTGTTCTTTCTGTGTTCCGTTACCTGAGCGTAGTTCAATGTAATGAACCCAAGAACGAAGTGTTCCATTCATATACACCTTGCTTACAGTATTGCCTTCAGGAAGAACACAACGTGCCTGTTCTTTTGCAATACCATTCATAATTGCCCATTGATACGCTAGTTTTGCTTCATGAATAATCTGGGTTTGTTTCATTACCCAAGCTTTTTGCAATTCAAGATCGTCACTTTCAATACTATTCTGACGATTCTTCGGATCTTGTAGACGCGCTTCTCTTAGAACAAAGGAAACATCAAGGTCGTTAGGATCGGCGTAGCGCTGGCTAAATTCCTGAAAGTAGAAGCTTCTGTGTCGGAGGATTTGCCGCGCGATGTCCCGCGTTGTGTCGATCCCGATTGTGGCGTTGCACATTTCGAGTGGTGACCAGTGTTTGTGCTTGACGAGATATCGGACAAGTCTTTCTCCGGTGTCTTTGTTGAACTGGTTAGCTGGGTTAGATACTCTGGCACAGTAGGCAATAAGCTCGAGTGCGTCATTGAAGTGCTCCTTAAATTCTTCTGCTGGTGCTGGTTGCACAACCAAATAGGCTTTCATAGCCTCATTTGCAAATTTCATATTATTCTCCCAGCGAAAGAAGAGGATTACGAGCGCCTTTCATTTCAGACCCGCCTTGAATGTATTTCACATAGGCCTTACCGCTAACTTTATATTTAATAAACCTACGATTGGTTTCCTCTTTGTTAGGATTTTCGAGGGTAATAGTAATATCTTTACCCTTTGCAAGTGCATCGAGCTTCCGAAGCATTTTGTCTGCGTTTGTTACGCCTTGACTGCCGTATCCAATGGATGAACGACGCTCACCCTTTGATACGTTGCCAGTGCTCTGTCTTTTCTTTCCCATAATATTCTCCTAGAATTTAAAGTCTTCAAATTTTTTCTGATCTTCACCCTGATTGGTTCGATCAAACATTGGTGTGTCTTTCATTAAGTTTTGGCTAGTATCATCAGCATCAAACAATCTCATCTTAGATCTATCAATACCAACAACAAAGCGTTTGTTTTTATTTGGGTCGTTGTATCTATTCTTCAATTGTTTGACCATAATCTGGCCTTGTGCATCTAACTCTTCGCTGGATACCAAAGCGAACATTAGGTCTGCGGTAGCGGGTAGTCCAAAAGACTCGGAGGTATCTTCAAGCCCAGGATCCGAACTAGAATAACCAGTACGAGTCGTTTGGGTTGCAGAGACGATCGGTAAGTCGAATTCGACGGCAAGGCCACGTAGTTCTTCAGCAATGGCTTTAATGTATGCATAGCTGTTTACTGATCCTCCCATTTTCATTCTTGCTGATGCACAGATATTAAGATAATCTACAAAGATAATATCTGGAACAAAGGCTTTTTTAAGTTTCAATTCATTCAACAATGCTCTGAAGTGATTAGCATTAGCCGAACCGGTTGGATACTCTTTAACAATAAGTTTACCATTAGTTTTAGTCTTAAGACTGTTTACACGATCTTTAAACATCTGCTCATCCATACTATCAATTTGTTCGATAGGAATGTCAAGCAAGTTGGCGTCGATACGTTCAGCTACACGTTCTTCACTCATCTCCATGGATATATATAGAACATTTCTGCCTTCATTCAAGGCTGCAGCTGCAACATGGCACATAAACAGAGACTTACCTACGCCAGTGCCAGCAAGAGCAATGTTCAGTGATTTATTAGCAAGGCCGCCTTTAGTAATTAGATTGAAATATTCGATATCAAATGGGATCTTTTCTTCCTGTGAATGATAAAATTCATATCGTTCATTAACATTCTCAAGATAGTCATGACCAATATTTGTATCAAATGTAACCGCCAAAGCTTTTTGTAGGATATCAGGCAAAGCATTTTTTGTGAGGGTCTTATGCTTACCATCAATAATGCTAATAGACTCCATAACAGCATTGAATAGTGCACGATCTTGACACCACTTCTCTGTTTTATTATAAAGCCATTCATCATCAATATCTTCAATCTTAAAGATTTCTGGGATGATTTCTACTGCATGACGATAGTGCTCATCAGACATAGTTTGATTATCATCAAGTTCAATCTTAAATGCTTCAGCTGTAGGCAGTTTATTATACTTGGCAACAAACTTGGCTACTTCACGAAATAGTTGTTGATATACTCCTTCAAAATATTCGGGTTGGATGAAAGGGAGTACACGCCTCATATACTCATCATTCACCAATAGGTTTGTTAGAACAGTTTGTTCTATGTTTACATTAATCAAAGTTCACCCTTTTATCTCATTGCAGCACGGATCTTAGTTGCTGATATAATATGTGTCTAT